AGAATTTCAGATAGGTCTGGATTTAGATATCGTTTGAAAGATACAAGAAAAGAATGGAATGGATCTATTGTAGGCAAAGATGAATATGAAGAAAAGCACCCACAATTAGAGCCTATTAGAACAAGACCTGATCCAGAAGCTATAAGAGATGCAAGACCAGATGTTAAAGATGACAATAAAAAGTTCATTGTGTATACTAATACTGGGTTAGGAAATATAGGAAGTTTGCTTACAACATTTAGTGCAACGGCTTCAGTTGGAACAGTTACAGTGAGCACATCATGAGTTTTACATACACAACATTAACGGCATCAATTCAAGAGTGGACACAAAATGACGAGTCTACATTTGTAGCAGAGATACCTTTTTTTATTCAAAATGCTGAAGAAAGAATATTTAAAGTAGTTGATTTAGACTATTTTAGAAAAAATGTAACTGGCTCTATGACAAGTGATAATAAATTTTTACAAAAGCCAAGTGATTATTTGGCTAGTTTTTCGTTGTCATATGTAAATGCCAGTAATCAAAATGTTTTTTTATTGCAGAAAGATGTAAATTATATTCAAGAATTTAATCCGAATCCTAGTGATACTGGAAGTCCAAGATTTTATGCTTCTTTTGATGTTGATAATTTTATTGTGGCTCCCACTCCAAATTCAGACTATGCAGTAGAGTTGCATTATTTTTACAGACCAGCTTCTTTAACAACAGTTGATTCTGGAACAACTTGGATAAGCGAAAATGCACCAGATGCATTATTGTACGCAAGCTTGGTGGAGGCTTACACTTTTATGAAAGGTGAATCAGATTTAATACAACTTTACACTGCTAGATTTACAGAATCTATTAGCAGACTTAAATTATATGCTGAAGGTCAAGAAAATACTGATGCTTATAGGGAGGGATTGGTTAGAACTCCAAAACAATAAAAAGGTAGCAAAATGAAAAAAAAATTAAAAAGTGTAGCCATAGTTGGCTTGGGCAATAGTTGTTCCGAATACATAATGAGTAAAATTAGGAGTGAACAATTTGATGAAACTTGGGCAATAAATGCTATTTCATCCGTAATTTATCACGATAAAGTTTTTATGTTAGATCCAGCATCAAGATTTTTAGACACACCTAATGCTGGTAAACAAACTGATATAATGTCTCAAAGACTTAAAGCAAAATTAAATATACCTATTTTTTCTTGTGAATTAGATAAAAGATGTCCAGATGTAGTTGAATATCCTTTGCAAGAAGTTTTGCAAAAAACTGGGTATGCTTACCTAAACAACACTGTAGCCTATGCAATAGCTTATGCAATTTACAGAGAGGTTCAAGAATTACATCTTTATGGAATTGATTTTACACACAAAAATGTAGCTTTTGCAGAGGCTGGTAGAGGTTGTTGTGAATTTTGGTTAGCTATTGCAACTACAAAAGGCATTAAAATAAATATAGCTCACAACTCCTCCTTATTGGACACCAATGTCCCCGAAGATCAAAAGTTATATGGTTATCATAGACTAGATAACCCATTAATATCTACTGTTTCCAAAGGAAATTTAATGATTAAACGAAAATCTAAAAAAGACCCACCAAATCCAGTTGACTTACCTAATGTTATTGGTAGAGAAGATATACCTGGCGTGACTTATGAGGAGAAAAAAAGTGTTTAATGTAGGAGTATCACAAACTGGAAAAGTAAATGTCATGACATCAGATCAAGGCGGATTAACAAACGAACAAATAGCGGATTTGGCCGTTGATAAAATAGTCAGCATCTCCGAACAAGCTCCGCCACATATTAGACAACAAGCTAAACAATTCAGAGAATATCTTAAAAAAGTATTGTATCATTATCTACTATTGGCAAGAAAGGAAGAACGTGGTACTATTATTCAAGCCTTGAGATCAAGTGGTCAAAAGGAAATGGCTGAATATATAAGGAGACTCTAATATGGCTATAGCACAAGCAATGTGTACTTCCTTCAAGAAAGAGTTGTTAGAAGGTGTACACAATTTTAAACTAAGCGGTGGTGACACTTTCAAATTAGCACTTTATGCAGAAGGTAGTGGTGGTAAATCATCTACAACTGCAACACTAGGAGCTGCAACTACTGCATTTACAACAACTGGTGAAGTCGCATCTAGTGGTTCATATGCAACTGGTGGTGGTTCTTTAACAAGAGTAAATCCAGCAACATCTGGAACAACTGCATTTACAGATTTTGCTGATCTAAGTTTTACAACTGCAACAATTACTGCGATGGGTGCTTTAATATACAATAGCTCAGACAGTAATAAAGCTGTTGCTGTTTTGGATTTTACATCCAACAAAACCTCTACAGCAGGAACATTTACAATACAATTTCCAACTGCGGATGCTTCAAACGCTATTATCAGAATAGCCTAATCAAAGGCTAACCGATGGCGAACATTAACGGTTGGGGTCGAGGCACATGGGGAGAAGGAGCATGGAGCTCTCCTCTTCCTGTAGAAGTTACTGGTGTTTCTGGTACTACGGCACTTGGTAATGAAGTAGCCTCTGCTGGAGCTACTGTTACTCCTACCGGGATTTCTGCAACCTCATCTTTAGGTAACACAGTTGAAACTGGAACTGCTAAAGTTACCCCAACGGGTGTTCAGGGTTCTGGACAACTTGGGGATGAAATTACAAGACCACAAATTGTAGTCGGTGTAACGGGTGTTCAAGCCACTAGTGCTCTTGGAACGGCTGAAGCGGCTGGACAAACAATTATTTCCCCTACTGGATCGAGTGCAACTGGTGCGATTGGCGACACAGTTGAAACTGGGACGGGTACTTTTACTCTTACTGGCGTAAGTGGTACTTCTTCTGCAGGTGATGTAGCAATAATAGGAAATTCTTCTGTTACTGGAGTAGGTCTTGCTGCAACTGGAGAAACAGGAACGGTAACTGCCCTTCCATCGATAGAGGTTGTACCAACGGGTGTTTCTAGCACTGGTGAGATTGGCGATGCTTTAGCGGCGGGTGGAGCTAAAGTTGTTGAGGATGCTATCACAGGTACTGTTAATATTGGTGAGGAAGCCGTAAAAGGTGATGCTAATATTTTTGTAAGTGGCGTTTCTGCTACTGGAAACAACGGCACTGTTAATATTATTGGTGGTTGTAATTTCGTTTCTACGTCTGTAATTGGCACAACTTCTTTGGGTGAAGAAACTATTCTAACAGAAATACCCGTTCCAGTTACAGGTATTTCTGGAACCGAAGGTATAGGAACACTTGTCATAATACCTGAATGTGTGGTATCTTTAACTGGAATTAGTGCCACTGGTGCAACTGGTGAGGAGCAAGTTTATAGTTTAATTGAGCCAGACCAACTGGCAAACTGGGTAGAAAAGGCGGCATAAATTATGGCAGAATATACTAATGATTTAAGATTAAAAGAAATAGCTACAGGTGATGAATCTGGAACTTGGGGTACATCGACAAACACAAACCTAGAACTAATAGGTGAAGGTTTAAGTTTTACCACAAAAGATTGTTTTGCCTCTAATGCAGATCAAACAGAAACTGTGGCAGATGGTTCAACAGACCCATTAAGAGGTATGTACGTTAAGGTAACATCTTCTGCAACATTATCTGCAACAAGAGTTCTTACTATTCTACCAAACACAGTAAGTAGATTACAATTTATTGAAAATGCTACAACAGGTAGTCAAATAATAACTATAAAACAAGGTTCAGGTTCAACTGTTAATATTGCAAATGGAGAAGTTAAGGCAGTATATTTAGACGGAGCTGGAAGTGGAGCGGCAGTTGTTGATGCGTTTACAGATTTAAATTTAGGTGGTAATCCAACATCGACCACACAAACAGCGGGTAACAATACCACAAGACTTGCGACTACAGCATTTGTAACAACAGCAGTCGGTAATGCAGAGCCATTTCCATCGGGTACATCAATGTTGTTTCAACAAACATCAGCACCTACTGGTTGGACAAAGCAATCAACTCACAATGATAAAGCACTAAGGCTAACATCTGGAACTGTAGGAACTGGTGGTAGTGTAGCTTTTACTACTGCAATGGCAACTCCTGCCGTTAGTTTGGGTAGTGTTACTGGTAATCCTGGAACAAACCAAACTGTAAGTGCAGGAAACTTGGCTGTAAGTATGAGTGGTAACATCTCAAATACAACATTATCAACAAATCAAATTCCAAGTCACGAACATACCACTGCTCTTGGTGCAGGTGGTACGAATCATTTGGCTATTATAAATGCTTCAGTTAACACACAAGCTGCAACTTTCTATAATTTAGGAGGGAATACTGGTGGTGGTGGATCACACAATCACGGACATAATTTAAGTGGCAGTATGACTGGTGCTCCAACTTTAAGTGGTAATGTAACTGCAGGTAACTTAGCAGTAGCCGCTTCAACTGCCACTATTAATGTGCAATATGTAGACTTTATTATAGCTAATAAGGATTAATATGAAGTTAGAAGTAGAAGATAATTGTCCACTTAATAACTTTAAAAAATGCAAACAGTTTAAATGTGCATGGTTTGTGCAAATGAAAGGTACAAATCCAAATGATGGTAAAGAAGTAGATGAATATGCTTGTGCTATGGCATGGTTGCCAATGTTGTTAGTAGAGAATGCAATGCAGTCAAGACAAGCAGGAGCTGCAATAGAATCATTTAGAAATGAAATGGTAAAGGCAAATGAGTCAAATCAAAACTTATTACAATTATCAAAGTTTATGGAACAAAGAACAAATAAGGCATTATCATAATGAATGATATGACAAAAATTAAAAATATAACATTTATATCTAAATACGAAAACATAGCTTCTGATGATTACTGCGACAGAATGATTGCTAAATTTGAGTTATTATTAAAAGATTCTTCTGTTCATATGGCATATGGTTCAGAGCAAAATGGTTCTAAAAACAGAAAAGATTTTCAATTTTATTTTGATGAAAAAAGAAATGATACAGAAGATTTGTGTGCAGAAACTCATAAAATATTAGATATTGCTTTAGCAAAATATATGGATGAGTTTCCATCATTTGCTGTAATACCATGTTACAGTAGAGTTATAAAAGTACAAAAAACGCCACCTAAAGGGGGATTCC